GATAGTGCTGATTTGCAGGATTTGTCTCGTATGTCTATTCCTGTTCATAATATTCGTGCTGCTTTTGCTTTGGATAAGCTTCTACGTTTGCAACAACAAGCTGGAAATGGTTCCTATGGTGAACAGATTCGTAATCGTTTCGGTGCTGCTAATGTTCATGATGATTGGAAAGCTCAGTACCTTGGTGGCTCTTCTGCTCCCATTTCTATCTCCGAGGTTATAACTACTGCTAATACTGCATCTAATGTTGGCGATGGTTTAACTGGTGATATTTATGGCAAAGCTAGTAGTGTTAATGATGGTCGTATTGTGTTCGATTCTCGAGAACATGGTATTATCATGGGTATTTTTTCTGTCTCTCCTGAAGCTGATTATAATGCAACTGGCGTTGACCCTCATAATACTAAGTTGTCTTTTGAGCAGTTTTTTCAACCTGAGTTTGATCGCTTAGGTAAACAGCCTTTGAACTCTTTCCAGCTTTCTTTACTTAAGCCAGTTGATTTTGATTCTTCTGCAAGTTGGTCTGATAAGGTTATTGGATATCAGAATCGTTATATGGAGTATAAAACCGGTGTAGATAAAGTACATGGAGCTTTCTGTACCGGTCGCAGTCTTAGTGCTTGGACTGCTCCACGTAATACAGGTTTGGTTCTCAATGGTGATGTCTCCGTTGGTGCTAATGGTTCTTTGGAATATAACGTATATAGTTTTAAAGTGTCTCCTAAGATTCTTAATTCTATTTGTTCTGTACAGTTTTCAGGCTCTAGTCTTGATACTGACCCTATTATAGTTGATGCTCATATTGGTATTAAGGCAATTCGTCCTATGTCTGTTTCGGGTGAACCGCTTTTAAGTTAAACTTTAATATTTTTGCTTATGTTAGTTAGAAATGAACATTATAAGAAGATGTACACTTGTAATATTGATAGTGTTCCTCATTCTTCTGATTTGTTGATTGTGCCTTCTCCGTTTGATGCTGAGGAGTCTGCTCATTTATTCCCAGTTGACCCTACTACTGGTCAGTTGCGTGATTTGTTGTCTCAGATTCTCACGACAGATAATCCGCTTTTGCGTGATTCTCTGCTTTCTAAGCTGCATTCTGTTTCGCCTGATTCGTCTTCTCTTTCAGGTGTTGATGATGCTACTAAGTTACAGCTTTTGAAACCTCGTTCTGTTCAGTCTCTTTCTGAAATGGCTGATTATGCTCAGTTTGTTGGTTCTGTGTTAGATGATTTGAATGTTGTCCCACCTTCTGATTCTACTCCACCAGCTGACTCTACTCCACCAGCTGACTCTACATCTTCAGCTGAGTAGTATTTTACATTTCAGTATTTTTCAGTTTGGTAATTTTATCATACTGAAAAATGCTGATTTGTTTTTAATTCGTTTCTATTTGTTTCATTTTTAAATTATTTAGATTATGTTACATATTCAGAATACTCTCGGTTTAGGTAATTTTGCCTTTACTCAGAAACTTGACCCTTTTACTGCTGGTGCTATCCTTTCTGGTGGTGCTAATTTATTAGGTGGTTTGCTTGGTTTTGGTGGTTCTAAACATGCCGCTGATAAATCTTTGCAAGCTACTCGCGAGACTAATAAGGCTAATGCTGAGTTAGCAAAGTATCAAAATGAGTGGAATCTTGCCCAGTGGAATCGTCAGAATGCTTATAATACGCCTGCTGCTCAGCGTCAGCGTTATGAAGATGCTGGCATTAATCCTTATTTTGCATTAGGTAATATTCAGGCAGGCCAAGCCGAGTCGTTGAACTCTGCCGAGCTGGCTAATCAACAATCAGGTGCCGAAGCTTATAATCATCTTGCGCAAGGCTATCAGACTTTAGGTGCTTCGATTGCTCAGGTTCCTAGTCAGTATATTAATGCTCAGTATCAGCAAGAACAAGTCAAGGCTTTGCAGTTAAAGAATACAGAGGATTCTCTTTCTATGATGTCACGTGTTCAAGGTCTTAAGTTTGACAATGTAGCTAAAGAAATGAGTAATCAGCTTTTCAATGCTAACATGAATAGTCTTATTAATATTACTAAAAATCAGGAAAGAGAGAGTTATTCCCGTGTTGCCATTGCCAATTTGCAACAAGTTGGTACCGCTTACGATGTTGCCCAGAAGAAGTTTACTAATGATTTTATTTTGCCTGCTCAGCGTGATATTGCCCAAATGTCTATTCAGCAGATGATTGCTCAGGTTGCTTATACTAAAGCACAACAGAAGTGGACCGAGAAGCAGACTTCCCTTGCTGCTGATTATTGTGCTCAAGGTTGGTTGAATGCTCATGCTAACATGTTATCTTCTCAGGCAGGTTGGAAGAATGCAGGCACACAGCAGATGGACGTACAAAATCAGATTTGGAATCGTAACCAATCTACCTATCGTGATAATTTCAAATTTAATGTTGAAAAGAAGTATCTTGAGAAACAAATTCGTTTAGGTCTTCAAGGTCTAGAGTCTTCTACTCAGTTCGGTAAATTCAAAGAAGATTGGTGGCTTAATAGTGGTAAGTTTAATCAGTTTGTTTATGGTTTTGGGGAATATACTAATCATGTTAGCCCTTTTAAATTTAAATAATACAATATGTTGGTTTCATAGTTGTTATAGCTATATGGATCATATATATTTTAAAAGTTGTTTAGTAGTGCTGTTATTAGCCTTTTTATGTTTTTTGTTGGTTAGTATTTTGCTTTATATTAATTATGAAGCTCACTCTTTTTAATTAGGTGCGCGCGCGTGTTACACGTGTGTGCGCCTTTTTTATGCGCGAGTATCTTAGAATAAGATACGATAGCCCAGCAACATAAACGCAAGCCGCTAGGCAACCAATACTATGAAAAACACTAGCCTTTTCGCTTCCTTTTGGGCAATGCCAAAAGGAAGTGGGGGTTTGGGGGTAACACCCCCATGAAAATCGCACTCGGCGTCCGAGCGGGGCAGGGGTTATAGGGGGCCGCCTCGTTAGAGGCCCCCTAATCGCCTGTTATCGCCTGCTATATATAGTACCCTAGGGAGAGCGGATTAGGCGCGCTGCGAGTGGCGCGGTTAAGCGATTTTCCTTAGAAAATCGTCAGCGACAACTCGTCGACGCGCCCCGCTCGGGCATTTCTTCCGTTGAGTCTTAAACACTCCAAGCTGCCAAACTGGTTTATAGTCTTCAGTAATCCCGTAAGGGCGTTTGCTTCCGTCAAACGCTGCTCCTCTCTTGTCTCATATCCGATTACTGACACAAGCTTCTTAAGATTGAGTCTTTTATTGCTTTTGCTATCTCTAAGGTTATATTTCACGTGAAATATTGTGAAAGCAACTTAAAATCTGTTTCCATAACGTTCTTTATATTTGAAATTCGTTATATTTGCAATCGAAATCCTCTGAGGTGCATTTGATTTGATGATTTTGCGCTGATTGTGGTTGATTGTTTCATTTAAAAATATATTTTATGGCTAAGTATTATAAAGTTGAACTTACAAAAGATGTAGAGTGTGTAGTTGTTTATGTTAAGCAAGATTTCTTAGATAAATTCCTTGCTGCAAATATTAAGTTAGGCTACGAGTTTCATATTCGTTGTCTTGCTGATATTGTTACTCCTCATCCTGAAAATATGCCGTGTACATTTTCAATTAATTTGTTTTCTTATGAATAAGGAGATTATTAAGATTGTCGTTAAGGTGCTGATTTATGCCCTTACGTTGTTAGGTAGTTATTTTGGTGTTTGTGCCCTTTCGTCTTGTTCTGCGTCACATCAGATTCAAGGTTATGGCAAAACATCTATTGTTACAAATGATACAACCATTATTTATCATGATGGTTTTTTAAAGACGAAGTAATATGTTTATCAAAGATTCTGTTTATGGTCAACGTTCTGCTAGTGATGCCAAGTCTTCTATGTCTTGTTGGAATCCTAATCGCATCTATAATAAATATATAGATGATTACGTAATAGTGCCTTGTCGTACTTGCCCTGCTTGTCGTTATGCTTATGCTATTGACCTCCAGCAGCGTATCAATGATGAGTGCGTTGCACATAAATGGAATTTCTTTGTAACACTCACTTATGACAATAAGCACATGCCTATGTATTATGCCTATCCTTCTGAAGATGGTGTGTATTTTCGTGCGTTTCGTGGTGATAAGCCTATTTTAGATCAGAATGGTCTCGAACTTCCTGAGTTGGATTTCAATTTAGAAGATTCATGGTATCGTGAACCTGAACACAATCCTTATCAGACAGGCTTTGGCTTCTGTTATAAGCGTGATATTCAGTTGTTTTTTAAGCGTTTACGTATTAAAATTTCAAGAAATGAAAACAAAAATATTTCAAGGCAAAAAATCCGTTACTTTGCCGCTTCAGAGTACGGTCCCGCAACTTTCCGTCCACATTATCACATCATCATCAATGTTGATGATGAAGAACTTGCCCGAATCATGCCAGGGCTTATATATTCGTCTTGGTCGATGTGTAGTCCTGAGCGATGCGATGTTCAGCTCGTCAGCGGTGCCGCTCCTGAGTACGTTGCGAAATATGTTACTGGCTTTGCTAGTCTTCCAGCAGTTCTCAAAACTGGACTTACCCGCACGTTCCATCTGGCAAGTAAACGCCCAGCTCTGGGCTCTTTCAAAGTTGATGAAAAGAAGATATTCGACTGCTTCGTTAACTCAGCTTTTGAATGCCCTCGAGTTGACCCGAAAACCTGCGAAGTATCCTATGGTTTGTTTCCCAACAAAGTTTTATCTCGATACTTCCGCAAGTATTGCGGATATGGCGAAGGTAATATTGATTATGAACTACAGTTATATAAAAAATATGACTCAGGAAATTACGTCAAAGCCATAGACCGTTCTACTGGTCGTTATATTGAGTGTCCTTTGCGTGGTATTGAGTATCTTTCTACTCCATATAGTTTCAAGTATAAAGACTATCTTTGGTATAAGTGTGTTAAGAGGTTATTGAATACTTCTTTTACTTATCCGCATCGCAATGAGTTTGGTATTGTAGATTACTATTATACTGATGTTCGGTTTCATCATGTTAGGGATATTTGCTTAAATATGCGTCGAATGTACAATGATTATTCGTTGTACTTACTCAATGCGTTTTATCGCTCTCAGGAGTTAGTTTCAGGTAATGGAGCTTCAGGATTTGAGCTTTTGTCTTATTATCCTTATGTCTATAAGGTTCTGCCTTTGACTTGCTCTCCTCATCGTTTTCCGCATGATGTTTTTGCTCGCTTTGGTTTAGGGTATGATGATATTTATCCGGACCATTTTTTACGTTCTGATTTATTTGTTCAAGTTGAGCGTAGTCCGTTTGTGGTTCATGCCCAGAATGAATTAATGTCTCGGATTCAGGAATCCGATTTTAAGAAGAAATTTAATGATTTGTATAAATTTAATTGTAATTAATTATGAAAGAAAATGTATTTAACTTGAATGTAGCTCGTGCGCATCTCGATAGAAATGCGTTTGATTTGTCGCACAATGATGTCTTTTCTTGTGCTCCAGGCATGTTGTTGCCTATTTCTACTACTGAGGTTCTTCCTAATGAGCATTATGAGATTAACCCACAAATTTTTCTACGTACTATGCCGTTGAACTCTGCCGCTTTTGTCCGTATGCGTCAGCATATAGAGTTCTTTTTTGTGCCTATGCGTGTTTTGTGTCGTCAGTTCAATCAGTTTGTAGTTGGTACTAAGTACCCTATTTCTTCTATAGATTCTTTAAATAGTTTTAGTGGTTTGCTTCCATCTACAACTCTTAAGTTCATTTCCACGGCTTTGGATAAAGCTACACAATCTGATTTAAATCTTGATGGTATGGGTTCCGATGTTAAAACTCAGGCCGTTCGTCTGCTTGATTTGTTGGGTTATGGTATAACTTCTGTTGATTCTCTTGATTATTCTAAACTCCCAACGAATTTTGCAGTTTCTGTTTTTCGTCTTGCTTGTTATCAAAAGATTTATTCAGATTATTATCGTAACCCTTATTATGAGGCTGTTGATGTATCATCATTTAGTCTTGATAATTTCTTTGGTCATTCGATTTCGGGTTCTACGACTGCTTCTGCTGATAGAAATGCTCTTCGTTCCTTTTTACGTCTTCGCTATCGTAATTGGGCTAAAGATTATTTTACTGCCGTTCAACCTCAGTTTGAGGGTGCTCCGTTTGTAACTCGTAATGTTGATATGAGTTCTTTCGGTATGCAAGTTTATGCTAATTCTGGTATTTCTACTTTGCTCCCTCAGTCTTTGACTGCTCAAATTGGTAATATTACTAATTCAACTGTCGAACCTTCTGCTTCTAAGGTTGCTGGTCTTGGTTTTGATGATGATAGTGCTGATTTGCAGGATTTGTCTCGTATGTCTATTCCTGTTCATAATATTC